CAGAGAGAGGATTCCATCTGTATCTTTACGAAAGGGGGATGAGGATATTTTGTCAGAAGCGGGCCTCGCTGTCAGTCCTCGTTTGCTGTTTTATCCTGTCTGAGGCTAATTTAGCCTGTTATGACCATGGTTATTACATGGTTATTGGTGCGTTGCGCCTGGCCACTGAGTCGATTTACGCGCGCATGAGCCCCAGCGGTATGCTTCTTGTACAGTTGGTGGGGGATATTTCGCCAGCGTCGTATAAGCCCGCAGTTTCCTGGCAAAATGGATTGACTCAACCGACGTGGACCGTATAATTCCACGCGTTTCACTCCGCGAAGCACTCGCTTCTCAGGGCGCCCTTAGCTCAGCTGGATAGAGCAACGGCCTTCTAAGCCGTAGGTCACAGGTTCGAATCCTGTAGGGCGTACCATTAAGAAACAAGCACTTACGCAAGTTTCAAACCAGCCTGATTTCCTCCTTGTGTCGTATTTGTGTCGCTAGCGCCAAAAATGGCGTCAATTTTCCGTGCATGTTCGGTCAGGTGGTTCGGTGCCAGGTGAGCATAACGACGCACCATCTCGATGCTTTCCCATCCTCCCATTTCCTGTAAAACAGAAAGCGGGACGCCGGACTGGATCAGCCAACTCGCCCAGGTGTGCCGAAGGTCGTGAAAACGGAAATCCTCGATCCCCGCTTTTTTCAACCCGGCGCGCCAGGCGTTATTGTCATCCACCCGCATTTTTCTAACTGCGGGCGTTAGTGTTCCATCCGGGCGATGTTTTGCCGTGGTGTGAACGAACACCCATCGGGAGTGCTTCCCTATCTGATCCCTTAATACCCTGCATGCGGTATCATTCAGAGCTACGCCTATCGCCTTGCCCGCTTTTGCGTTCTCCGGATTTACCCATGCAACCTTTCTCTGCATATCGACCTGCTGCCACTCAAGCCCGATGATGTTTGAGCGGCGCAGGCCGGTTGCCAGTGCAAATATCACCACTGGCTTAATGCTCTCCGGCATGCACTCGATCAACCGCTCAGCTTCTTCTCTGGTCAGCCACCGTATCCGCTTACTGATCGGCTTGCGGGTTTTGATAACAGGGGCTGTTTTTATCCAGCCCCAGTCATTCGCCGCGGCCCTGAGAAGGGAGCGAATGAAGGAAAGGTGTTGAGCCTTCGTAGCCTGCGAAACCTGCCGTGGTTTGTACTCCGGAACCGGCTTTCCCTTCCTCATCGCGGCATCACGCTTACTCTCCCAGACCTGCAGGTGTTTACGGTTGATCATCCCGTTAACGGCTTCGTGAACTTCCTCCGCCGTTATCTTCGAGACATCACGGCCGGAAAAATGCTGCAGCCAAAACTCAATTTTGGTTTTGTCATCATCCAGCGATCGCTTATGGTCCTTTTCCCGCAACCACCGGATACAGCATTCTTCGAAGGTTCTGACGGGCAGATCGCCGATCTGGTCAACCCGCCACGCTTCCGCCTTCAGCTTGTCGTGGAGCTCCTGAGCCTGCTTTTTGTCCCCCGTGCCAAGAGATCGCCTAACTCTTTTTCCTGACGGCGTAAAGAAATGACAGTGCCACACGCCGCCCCTGAGGGTGATTGACATAAAACTTCTCCTTTATGTTCACCCGCGTTCGCGATGACAGGATCGCGCGGGGTTTTCAAATATGCAATACACGCAGCCTCGGTCGTTCTGTACTTATTGCCGACCTTGCGGCCGGCGAGCTCCCCAGACTCAATCAGGCGGTAGATCACCCGCGCCGACACGATGAGCAAATCGGCGGCCTGCTGTGCTGTAATCGGTCTATCAGATGCCATATCACCTCCGATGCTTACCGCGTAATTCCTCTTCTTCTTGGCAATCAGCGCAGCGCTGACAGCCCGCCACCAGTTCCCGGAGCCGCTCGGGTATCTCTTCCCCGCAGTCGCGGCAGTGAGTAGCTGAAACTGCGTTATGGTTGATGCGCATGTTCTGGATGGTCATTTCCAGCCGGCGCTCTGCCAGCTCGTTGGCCTGAACGATGATTTCTGCGCTCATGCTGAAACTCCCTTAACGGCCAAAAACGTAGCCATCGCTTTATCAACAATCTTCGCGTTGTGGTATTTGCTGATTGCCCATGTGATGGCGAACAGAATCCATCGGAAATGGCTGGTATACGTTTTAAATGTCAGGCCTTCGCAGACATCCCAGGCGCTCCAACCAGCTGGCCAATCAGCGTCATAAACAGCCTGATAAGCCTCCCATTCGTTATTGAAGCCAGCTCGGCACAAGTCGCGGACGATTTCGCGTACCACTGCTTTGTCGCTATCCGGTGTATCGTCATCGTCGTCCCAGTCTTCATCCTCTTCTGTCTCAGCATCTTCATCGTCCTTCAGGTAATCACTCAGAGACTCTTTCAGGCTTTTGCAGAACGCGTCGTGGTCATACTCTTTTGCCAGCATTTCTCGTGCCGAACATCCCGCGCCAGCCTCCAGCTTTTCAGCCCAATAATGGGTATTGATTCCACCTTCCCAGGCGCCAAAAAAGTCGAACATGTCCGCGATGCGACTGAATGTCCAAGTTCCCATGTCGCCGGTTACGGTCAAGTAACCAGGCCAAGTGATAACGTCGTAGTAATAACAGGACGTTTCGGGCTGCTGCATACGCAGGTGTCGATACAGGCCATCATCACGGATGATTTCCAGGCGGTGAAATGCTGTATCGATCAAAAATCGGGAGTCGATTTCAAAGAAGCTCATGCTGCACCGCCTTCAATGCGCTCAAAAGAAATTACCCAAACCCAGGGATTAGCATTCCAGCTTTCTTCGCCGTAGATGGATTCCCACAGACGCTGGAATGCAACCTTGGCCGTTGCGAAATCACCTTTCGGAGTCAGGAATGTTCCCGGGTAATCAGGAAGCAAACTCCCTGCAGGCGGAACGCCTTCGGCAGTGGCATCTTCCTCGCTGATAGCGTTCAGCCGCTCAACCCGCACGTCGGTGATTTCCAGCAGAATGCGGCTGGCCCAGCGCGGCATATGGATAGATGGTCGCCAGCAGCAATGCAGTTCATCATCTGCATCGTAAAACTCTGGCGCAGGCACGCCGTCAGCCTTGTAAACACAAAACTCTGACTTCTCAAAAGGAGTTGAGTCTTTGCAATAGCTATCCATAAGGTCGAAATCGAATAGCGGCCCCTGAAACGTCTCTCGCACCCAGATACGATCGCCGACGGAACCGAACGGACATGGATGCCAGAAATCGAAAGCATGCTCTGCATCTTCGCTCCACGGCCATTTGCTACCGTCTTCACGCTCACCAATTTCAGTGAACCGAGTCTGTTTCCATTTGATAGGCCGCCGGGTCTGCATCTTCCGACCGTCGAGGATGGCGCGCACCATCTCCCCGTTGAATATCATTCCGCGTTCTTTCATGATTCCACTCCATACCGCCCATTCATGCGGCCAATAACACTGACAAATTTCACCAGGCTGACACCCATCGGCTTTACCTTCTCGTAGTGCTTGCGAAGGATGGGGGGCATACAGCGTTCCACTTCGGTTTAGGCTTTACACTCATCGCTTTGGTTATCTCTTCTGCGCAGCGACGAGCCTGGGCGCGGAGAGCGTTTTCTTTTTCTTCAGGCGTCATGCTGCCTCCAGATTTCCGATCCGCTTTAACTCAGCCAGCGATACGGTCGTGATGATGTGTCGCGGGGTGATGTACGGGCGCCAGATAAACAGGAGCGAGCCTTTGGGGTTGCTCTGGCGCTTTCCTGTAACGGATGCCGGAACAAACTGAACACGGCCGCCGGTTATCAGCCTGAGTTCATCAGCTGATTGCATGGCTGAAATAAACCAGCTAGTAGAGATGTCAGCAGGTAACAGCATCACTACGGCCTGAGACTGCGCCCGGGATTGTTCAGCAGCTTTTTCCACCCATGGACCGATATCGGAATAGGGCGGGTTACACCATATCGCCCCGTATGACGTCCATTCGCTATTCAGCGAGTCATCCAGCTCAGTGAGATAGTGAGCGCATAGCGCGTTACTCTCAGAGGCTGCAGCATCCAGCCAGAAGCCAAACTCGCGGTCGAGCGCGTTGAAAATTTCAATCGGCGTTTGCCAGTAGTCACGTTCATTTTTTGGAGTTTTCGATCCGCCGTAGTCAGTCATTGCGCACCTCTTTTCGTGTCCAGCTCTTCAGCCAGCCTCTGAGCCTTTAACGGGTTTCTTACCACTTCACCAGATGGCATTAGCCAGCCACGATGAAGGACGGAGTACATGCACTTCACTTTTCCTACGGTTATGGCGTCGCGGTAATGTTTCATTCGATCTCCAGTATCATTCGCTTAGTCTCTGCCACAAGGGAGAGGAACTCATTCCTTCTCGCGCGAAGGCGGCCTATTTCTGATTGGCACTCAGCGGCTGTCAGACGGTAAACAATGAGTTGCTTTCCTTCAGGGAAATCAGAGCAGTAGCTGATGAAGTCAACCCAATCCCGGCCAGAGCAATCAAGGTGGCCGATTAGTTGCCATCTATATGCCGGATCGAAGGCGCCGCGGGTGAGGGTGGCGTAGTGAGTGGCGGCAATTACCGACTTAATCTCAACCAACCCGTCCCGGCCAACGAGTCCGTCTGGACTATCCCCATACGTTTCGTGATCAAAGAAACCGCCGTTATCCACGTCGACGAAGTTCATCTCTTCGTACAGCATGCGAGCGATTGGCTCCTGTTCGTGGCCGCGCTCCATATGGTCGTTTGTGAAGCCAAACTCAGACTTGCACCCTTTAATCTGCTCAAGAGCTAACTGAAGCGCATAACGCTTGGCTGGCTCACCAAACGCCTTGCCATCGTTAGCCATAATCAAGCCGAAGTTTGAAGCGGTAGCCTTCCCAAGGCGAAGAGCATCCCACTCTTCCCCGTTTTGCTCGACGTCATGCCAGATCATGCTGAGCACTCCTGTTCCAGTTGGCGGCGATGCTCTGGAGAAATGTCCATTCTCGCCAGCACTGCATCCAGGTTGCCATCGCGCTTGAAGGCGGCCTTAGCGTTATTCCATGCCTGCGTTTTTTCCGGCGAAAGCACAGGTTTTGAAACGCGCGCTGGGCTTAAGCGGAGACCTTCAACCGATTCCTTTCCGAACCTGACATTTTTATCGACGTAAACAGTGACTTTCACGCCGACCCAATCCTCAAGGAATGGCGATCCGGTAATGCTTTTCAGCATCTTGCTGTTGGTGGCATTCAGGATCATTGGCTTAAGCTTTTCGCCAGGGCGCAACTCGCTCTCCTCAAAATAAGCGGTGTTAAAAACGTCTTTAGTTTTTTTGGTTTTGTCGCTTTCTAACGTTGCCCGGGCGATCGTCAGCACCGTGGGTTCAACGATGTCGGCACTGCTCAGGTATGGAGAATCGAAAGCCTTACGGTAATGTGTTTTTGAATCTGTCATTTTGCAGCCTCTCTGATGAATCTGTTTACCAAAGGCCTGAGAGCATCCTGAATAGTGAAATGCTCGCGTCGCTCTTTGCTGCTGTCATAAATCGGTGTCCAGCCGCATCCCGTATTCACCTGGATTACCTGGTAACTACCTTTCCCATCTCTCCACTGAATTCCGTTCATCGAGAGCCACTCCTTGAAGTCGGCTAATTTCGATTTGTGGAGTAAATTTCTGCGGGCCATTAACTCTCTCCTTAAAACGGGCAGCCGGTGCGGTGGTCCCAGTCGTATTCCGCCTGGGCGTAAGCTACTGCCGAGATGAGATCGTTATATGCCTCGCCAGCTGCATCGCTGCGGAGGCCTTCGTATGGGCTTTTGTCCATCGGCACAGAGAAGCGGAACAGGCCTGACGGCTCTTTCGGCAGGGCGTCGATAATTTCCTGCGCCCGATCGTCAATCCACTTTTGCTTTTCTTCGGTGAGCGACTGTTCAGCCCATTTCCGTTCTTCGATAGCGTCGTATGCGCGGTATGCGTTCATAAGCACCTCAATAGCTGATACCGGTATGAGGAATGCGGCCATCTTTAACCGCGGTGAGCACCTCGATAGCCTGATCCCGGGTAAGGCTGGTATTGGCCATCAGGGCCTTAACAACCTCGACTCCTACGGCCTTGCGGTGCCTAACGTCGGCTTCGCGGCGCGCCTGCTCATCGGCTTTACGCTTCTCCTCAGCCAGGCGGGCCTGTTCGCGTTGCTCTGCCTCGCGGCGGATGCGATCGGCTTCTTCCTGAGCTTTGCGGCGCTCCGCTTCGATAGCGGCCTGCTTGTCAGCCTCAGCTTTCTTCTCGGCTGCAATGCGATCTCGCTCTGCCTGCTCAGCTTGTGCTTTCAACACAGCTTCGCGATGCGCCGCTTCTTCACGTTCACGCTGTGCGCGCTGCTCAACTTCGCGGGCTGCTGCAGCTGCTGCCAGTCGCTTAATTTCTTCTTCATGGGCAATGCGCTGTCGCTCAGCCTCAGCCGCTTTATCTGCCTGCTCACGATCGAAAGCGTCATTCATCAGCAGAGCCATTTCGTGGTCAGACTCAATCCGAGCTGCCAGCTGCCGATCGAAGTCTTCATTCATGGCCAGTGCTTCGACGTGAAGCGCGAGCATGGCTTCTTCTGCCTTAATGCGTTCCTGCTCGGCTTCCCATTCAGTCAGTGGGCGGCGCACTTCATCTTTCAGCGCATCGAGACGCTCACGGACAACGCGGCGGCTTTCGTCGATCTGCTTTGGCAGAGCTTTCAGCTCAGCGACCAGGTCTTTACCTGCGTTGTCGATGTAGGTTTTAGAGCGCGCGACCTTGTGAGCCATGGATGCGATAGCGTCACGGCCTTTTTTGGTGGTCACATCAGGCACCAGGCTGCGAGCCTCTTTTTCGATCGCTTCGATAAGCGGGTCGAGCTGGTCGTTATTGGTGAAAACCGCCATCGCGTTCTTTTTCTCGATGACGACTAAATCCATTATTTCGCTCATGGCTTCCCCTGAAATTTGGTTGTAAGAATCCCCGGCGCGATGAAAGCCGCCTGATAGCTCAGTTAAATTCGTGCGCTGATATGCGCGGTTAATGCGTCCCGGCTGGAACCCGGTTCGGTTCGATACTGCGTGAAGCGTATGGCCGGCGGATGTGGCGCAGATTGCCCTGCGGCTCATGCCAGTAGCTGCCGTCGCGATAGTCAAAGCTGACCAGCCAGGCGGCGCCGGTGCGGCGATTGCGCATCATCACGGCGCGTCCGCTGTTAGGAATTGAGTTAGCCATTGAACACCCCCGTAGCGTGCAGAATTTTGATAACCACAGCTGTCCAGATAACGCCGCAGATCAGCAGGCAGTAAATCAGTGAACGAATGCCTTGTTTGCTCATGCGACACCCCAGCAAAATTCAAAGCTTACCCATGCAACCGCAATCACAAGCAGAGCAACCTTTAAGCAGAACCGGTGCCATGCAGGTACTTCGTGTTCTCGGATCATTCTTCAGTACCTCGAAAATTAATCTCATGCAGCCTGAGAAGCCCACGCCCTTGCGTCACGACGATTAAGCCATGCCAACTTAACCCACAGGTCATGAACCCCATCACCTCGGCGAGTATTGCGGCATTTCTCGCGGTACCGGAGATACTCGGAATTGCACTCAAGGGCATATTTTTTTGCGGTCATCTCTTCACCTTTGCCTTATCGCGGCTAACGGGACGTTTTGACTTCACCCCGGCGTTGCCGGTGTTGTTTGGATGAGATGATAATGTACTAATGGTTCATCAATGTAAAGTACCAAAAGTACATTTTTGATTTGGTAATAGTTCATTTCAATGTAAGTCAATGAACTTAAAGTATAATTATTTTATGTTTTGTTTTTGGTGGGGGTTGTTTGGCAGTGGAGCTGGCACTGGACGTGCTGATGCTGAGGGAAGAGTAGGGCAGTAAAAATCCGGCGCGGTGGCCGGATCAAAAGTTATGCTGCAGTTTGCAATTACCGGTCTGGCTTATTCAAAGTCATCCCGCTCATCCCTTCGCTTGAAGAAAATCTTATCTAGCCTGAGCACGATCCCAACCAGTCCGATAATCAGCAAAGTAATGAGTATTGGGATAATCAGATCAGACATGCTTCCTCTGCGTGCTAAGGCTTTACCCGTGCTTCCTGTACGTCTGCGGCATGCTGCCGATCACCTTGCCGAACACGAACACCCGATTCATCTCATCTTTCTCGATCGGTTCCCAAGGGGCATAGCTCTTGTTGTCAGATATAACCAGCAGCTTGTCCTTCATCTTTTGCAGGCGCTTAACATGTGCAGTGTCGTCGTACAGGAAGGCGTAAATTCCATCACCGTCAAACTTCCTTACGCTGACGTCGACGAACAACAGATCTCCCGGCTCAATCGTACCTGACATACTGTCGCCGCGGACGTTGATAATCCTGATGTTCTCAGCTTTGCGCCCATCAAACATATGGTTAGCCTCAGCTGGCGCATACTCAACTGAACGGAGTATCTCAACGAACTCTTGGTTTATCACCCCTGGACCAGCGCTGACGGCGATATCCAAGAGGTCAATCCTAAAGATGTCTTTTCGATTGGTTGCCGATCCTGGTTCAATACCATCATCGTCAGCATCGCCAAGTAGGTAGGATGCAGACGTGCCTATATGAGACGCTAAGGCCTGAAGCGTTCCTCGTCTTGGTATTGACTCCCCGTTAAACCATTTGCTCACGGCTTTAGGTGTCAACTTCATTCTCTTGGCGATCTCAGCCTGTCGACCATGTGGTATCAATCCAGCTTTATCGCAGGCCAGCGCTAGCCTCTGAGAGAATTCTTTTCGCGCTCTTTCTTCATGAACCATATGTTCAATCATAATATCACTTGCGTGAACTATCAGTTCCGACATAATATGTACTTACAGTTCATTATCGAGGGTTAAACATGGCACCGAATAGTCTTGGCGAAATCATCAAAAAGATTCGGGTTCCTGTCGTAGCTGAGGCCTGTGGTTGTTCGCCGCGCGCAATTTACAAATGGATTGCTAACGGAAGCCTTCCGAGGACGGATTACACCGACGAAACCAACTACGCAGAAAAGATCGCTCTCGCTTCTGGCGGCCAGTTTACTGCTGCTCAGATCCGGGAAGTCAGCAAGCCTAAAGCCGCCTAACCGGCGGCCTTTCAAACAACACAGAGGAAGTATCACAAATGGAGAGTTCAACGACACGCAACAAAGTGGAGGCTCGCAGGATAGAAAGCTGGTTACACAGCCAGATAGCTGAACTGGGAACCACGAATATCGCCAAAGTGGCCGGAGTGAATAAGTCGACGGTGAGTCGCTGGCGGGAAAACCTGCTGCCGAACATGTCGCTGCTGCTGGCCATCCTGATTTCTAACAGACCGGGAGAGAAAGGTGACTTTGAAGCATAAGTGGGAACAGAAAGGCGAAAGCCGCAGTGCGCTAACACTAACGGCTTTCAGGTGCAAAAACGAAGAGGTAATTGCGAGGTAATTATGCCTGGTAAATCTGTAAGAGTAAACAATCCGGAGGTAGCACGTGAGCATGTCACTTATGGCGAAAGCAATGGGGGTCAAAGTGGGAAACTCACTGCGTAAGCTCGTTCTTATCAAGCTGGCCGACAACGCCAACGACAAGGGCGAATGCTGGCCTTCGTATCAACACATTGCCGATCAGTGCGAATGCAGCAAATCCGCTGTTCGCAACCATATTGATGCGCTTGAGGATATGGGTCTGCTCAAGCGTGAAAATCGCGTTGGGGTCAACAACGGGAAAGGTAATACATCCAACGTGTATTATCTGAACCTTGATGCTACCCCTATGACATCAAAAAGCACAGGGGTATGCCATGAAATAGCACCCCCTATGCCATCTGATGGCACACCCCCTATGCCACCAGATGGCACCAGAACCAGTCACTCTTTTGAACCAGTCACTGAACCAGACTCTCTCTCTGCGCGAGGGCAGTTTATCAGCGAGGCTGCAAAGCGACGGATCGGGATTTCACCCAACGGGGAAATACCTTTCCCTCCTGCCTTCAAGCCATCGGCAGATCACATTGCGATTGCCTCGGAGAAAGGGATCAACATTGAAACCGAGTTGCTGAACTTTCGTGATTATCACCAGGCCCGCGGCACAAAGCTGATCGACTGGAACTCGGCATTCCGGGTATGGCTCAGGAACGCGAGAGTTAATCCGCTTTCCGGGCGCCAGAGAAGCGAACCTGAATCACCACACTGGAACAGCCCTGAAGGCTGGAAGGACTTCATATGACCGCTCAGCTTATGACCGCGATCAGCAATCGCGATGGTGATGCGCTGGCCAGAATGGCCGCAGGTAGCACGGAGCCGCAGAGGCTTCTCGATTTCGAAGCTGAAAGGCTGGTTGACTCCCTGTTCCGTCAGCTGAAGCAGATCTTCCCGGCGTCTACCCAGACCAATCTGCGCACCGACGCCGAAGAGAAGACAGCGAAGCGCCAGTGGATTGCCGCTTTTGCCGAAAACGGAATCCGCACCCGCGAGCAGTTATCCGCAGGAGTGCGACATGCGAGAGCCAGCGAATCGCCGTTCTGGCCATCGCCGGGCCAGTTCATCAAGTGGTGCAAGGACAGCGGCACCGTGCTGGGCGTGACTCTTGTCGACGTGATGAACGAGTTCCACCGTTACAGCCGTGAAAAAGGGCTGCATACCGGCGGTGCTGAGCGCTTCCCGTGGTCTCACCATGTCATGTACTGGGTTGTTACCGATACCCGGCGAGCAATGTACCAGCGCCAACTCAGCGAGGCAGAAACCGAGAAATATGCCGCTAAAAAGCTGGAAGACTGGGCGCTGAAAGTCGCCGCCGGAGAACAAATACCGTCGCCGGTACTGGCTCTGGAGAACAACCAGGAAGCCATTCCGACAAACCATGTCAGCCGGCAGCAGGGGTTTCACCCTGAAGGCAAAAGCTTCGGATGTATGCCAAGCGCGGCATCGCTCGGTGCGTTAACTCCGGCTCAGTGGCTGCGGGATGAATACCTGCGCGGGAAAGAGAGAGGGCTTATCTGATGAAAAAGAACTCTGGCAAACAAGCCGTTATTAACTTCATCGGCCAGCATCCTGGCTGCAGCTTTCAGGATATCCGCCGCGGCACCGGGCTTGACTCTTCAGTGGTAAATTCCTCCCTTTGGCAGATGAACAAAGACGGCCAGGTACAGCGTGCGGGTGAGTGCAGGAGCTATCGCTACACCCTGATCGACACGACAGCCGTAACCGAAAGCGATCCGTCTGTTCAGTATCGCCAGCGTCCTGGCGGCGTAAACCCAATGACCAACCTGTTTAATCAGTGCCTGGCGGGAGTAAGAAAATGAAAAACGAAGTCGAACAGATTGCACTGCAAAACGATATGAGCATTGAATTCGTAACCTGGTTCTTTAACGAGAAGAAGGTGGGGTGCGGGAATGTCTGGTTCATGATGATGGCTGCAATGTGGGAGGGCTGGAAAGGTCGTAGCATCGAAATGGATAAGCTGGCTACGGAGAATGTGGCGCTGAAGAATGTATTTAGCCAGAAGGAAATCCCATCCGAAGCAGTCGATGCATTCATGGAAACCGCAGTAATGGATCATGACTGGAATGAAACCTCCGAGTGGTCATGGGTTGAAAACGAAACAGAGGTTATCCACGCCGTTCTTGACGCACTTAAGCCTGAAACCCCCGCCACCGATCGCATCGTAGCCGAAGCCGAGGCGCGCGGAGTTGAGAAGGCCATCGCTCACCTGGAGAAGAAGTTCAGCAATATCGGCGTGCAGATCATGAATTTGCAGTGGCTGGCAGACTCGCTGCGCGAGGGGGCCGGGAAATGAGCATCGCCACTTATCTCAATACCGGTTTAGCCATTCTTGGATGGGCATACATCATGGTTAAAACAGGCCAGTGGATTACCAAAAATGCTCTGAGGCAGTGGGACAAGCGTTGTAAGGAATCTCGCCGCCAGAAAGCTGTGAATGAGTTTTATGACGCCTTTGAACTTAACAGCCTGGAACCTGGCTCTACCGTTCGCCTGGCCACTAAAGGCGACCTGACAATCATGATGTTCCGCAGCGAGGGGGCCGACAAATGAGCAACCGTTTTTACATGCTTTGCACGCGAGAAACTGTGGGGAGCAACGCCTCGTTTCATTGCCATAACGGAAACGGATACAGCTCCAATATCGACCGCGCGCACGTTTATACGCAGGAAGAGGCGCAGAGATGCTGGGACTACGGGAGAGAGATTGACCAGCCGATTTGCGCTGATGCTGTTGATGCCCTGGCTGTATGGCATGTGGATTGCCAGTACATCCCATGCGATAGCGTGGTTGAGCAAGGTTGCAGCGCATACGTTGCGTATAAAAAAGGTGACTGGAACGGGAACGATGTTTACTGGTTACAAAGCGGAGGGTTGCCAACCGATGATTTCAGCAAGGCATTCGTTTTTGTATCCGCCAACACGGATGAGCCAGGCGTTGTGTGGCTGCCCTTCCATATGGCAGATGCAGTAAAGCGCCGCACGTTCAATATCAATGATTTCAACCGCCGAACTATGGTTCAAGGTGCCGGACTGGTGATGCCTGAATGGCTAAAAAAATACAATCGCAGACAGAAGGCAAAAAGTGGAAAGGTTCGCTGGAACTGCCCACATTGTGGCCGCATTACCTGGCAATACAACCCATACGACTTTGATGGATGCAGCAATTATAGCTGCGAAGGATGGCGAGCATGACAACTGATATCACCGAACTGGTGCAGAGAGCCAGAATCAACGCTGAATGTGGTGAGCATCTTTCCCCGGCGGAGACCATGGAGCTGGTAGAGGCACTGGAATCAGAGAAACGTATTTGCGCAACGTGGAGAAAAACAGCTGAGGCTAACAGCGAAAAGCTGGAGAAGGCGCAGCAGCGTATTGTTAAGCTGGAGAACAATGAAATTCAGGAGGAAGGAAACCAGTTTTTAGTAGTTCGCCATCCTGGCAAAGTGCCAGTCATAAAACATCCTGTGGGTGAGCTTGAGGATTACCTTCGGCAAATTTTTAAAGCCGATCCCCTCGCAACAATCGACATTGTGACTCATCGCTATTATGGCGTAGGCGGTCAGTTTGTTGAGGATGCGGACGAATATCTGCATGAGATGAGCATCAAGGTGGAGGCTGAGTGATGGCTATAGAAAACCCGAGTTCATGCCCGCACTGCGGCGGTGAGAATGGATTCCACACGAAAGAGGTTGTGGATTTCAAGCAGTTTTATGCTTGGGATGGCTCATTCCTTGAAGGACAGCACACCAGCGGCATTCGCGGCGGGAAAGCATTCTACTGCTGCGACTGCGGTCGGAATATAACATCGCGCATCAATAAGCCAGGAGCCAACCAATGACCAGCAAATTAACCAGAGAGCGCATTGAGCTAATCGCTAACTTTCATCGTGCAATGACACTGCCGCCGTCTCACGCTGAAATTGAAGAATTGGCGCGCATTGCGCTGGCCGCAATGGACAGCGAGTCTGGGTGTTTGCCTCTCGACTACCTGCAGGGACACAAAGACGGCCTGGAGTTTGCCTCCCAACTGGCAGAAGCCAATCACCCTGAGACCGGAGACTGGCTTTACGATGACCCTATCGAGTTGGCAAAAGCTATTCGCAAAGGCCCAGATATGCCGCCAGCGCAGCCGGCAGCGGACAGCGAGCCGGATCGCAATCCTGTGCTGGCGTATGCCGACAGTTATCGTGATATGGCGAAACAAGGCGTCGAGTCAGTCCCAATATGGAGCGTCATTACCGACCTCGAGCGAAACATTGCTCCGCTCTATCGTCACGCTCAGCCAGTGCCGGTAGTGCCGAAGTCCATCAGCGTTCGGCAGGCCATTTCTGCTCTTGAGAGCGCAGGTGCAGTAACAACAATCGGTCAGGCGTACAAAATGGGCTGGAACGCCTGCCGCGCCGCCATGCTCGCAGCCGCCCAGCAGGAGGGAAAATGACTATAGCCATCGATCGACTTAAAGAGGTGACAAGGGACTTTGGTCGCAGGCATATCGCCTACCAGATGGCCAGAGAACTGCTGGAGATTTATAGCGGTAACGGCCCGGTTGTCTGGAATGTGTTGAGCGATTTCCCTCCTGAGGTGAATGGCAAATATCTTGTCATTACCAGCTACGGGGATATTCGGACCGCCTGCTATGACTGCGAATCAGGGGAATGGAGGGCTTCAGATGGCACCATTACCGGAGTTATCAAATGGATGGAGTTGCCAGCCGCCCAGCAGGAGGTGAAGGGTGAGTAAGGTCGAATTGCTTGAGAAGATATCGGCGCTCGCTACTGAATGCCACGCGCTGGCCTGTGAGCTTGATATTGGTGATGAGCGAACCGAAATGTTCGAAATCTACGGCGTGCTGCACAACCTCGGTCGCCGAGGCTACGCCAGTCAGGTAGGGCGGCGAATGAATCCATTGCTCTCATCCTGCGATGATGACGAGGATGAGGAAGATGACGATTGGGATGAGGATGAAGACTGATGCCTAAATCCCCCGCAGAACGTAAAGCCTCCAGTTGAAATCAAACCCCTCTCCGGAGGGGTTTTTCTCGTATATGCTCATTTTGCTTTTATCCCCGGGAAGGGCGATAATTACCTGGTCAGTCTGGACAACTGACAACTTTACCCCGGCGCCAAGTGGGGACACATGGCGCACAAAACCTTACAGCAATCCCTGTCACCGATGGCGAAAGCCACCGGCGATTTTCTGCATTCAGCGTTTGACCTCTGCGGAGGTGAAGCGTGAACATCCCTCAATGCGGCATCAAGCTGCACAGCGGCAACTTCAACGCTATAGGCAAGATTCTTCAGGAGCAGCTCTCTGACGGAAAATGTCTGCGCCTGCAGGTCAAAGAGTGGCGCGAAAAGCGCAGCCTGAGCCAGAACGCACTTAGTCACATGTGGTACGCGGAAATCAGCGAATACCTGATTAACTCAGGACGTACCGACGCAACTCCCAAGTGGGTTAAGCGCAATCTCAAAAAGACCTATCTCGGCTGCGAAGAGGTGACATACACCGACTTCATCACCGGTGAGAAAACCACAACCTGGGAACCCCGGCATACCTCCGATCTTGATACCGGCGAAATGCACATTTTCCTGACCAAAGTAGAGGCCTGGTGTGCTCAGTTTGGTCTGGCTCTCACCATTCCACATGGTTGCGAATATCAGCAACTGCAGCAAAAGCAGGAGGCCTGATGAGCAGCCTTCTCGCCAAAGTCATGGAGCGCGGTATCTTCCGCGTGCCGGCGCGCCGCAAGCGCAAAGTCGAAGTTAAACCTTCCGATATCCCCACCTTTCACTATACGGCTCACCTGGTAGATGTCCGCTGGCTGCGCCGCGCTGCCCGGAGGAAAAGCCATGGCTGATTTACGCAAAGCAGCTCGAGGTCGCGAATGTCAGGTTCGCATCCCGGGCGTCTGCAACGGTAACCCTGAAACCACGGTATTGGCCCATATCCGCATTGCTGGATTGTGCGGGACCGGGATTAAGCCGCCTGATCTGATCGCCGCTATCGCCTGTTCATCCTGTCACGATGAAATAGACCGCCGCACGCGCCTGGTAGATGCGGAGTATGCGAAAGAGTGCGCACTGGAGGGAATGGCCCGAACGCAGGTTATCTGGATGAAAGAGGGGCTGATAAAAGCATGAACCAATATCGCATTTCATTACCCTGGCCGCCAAGCAACAACCGCTACTACCGGCACAATCGCGGGCGCACTCACATCAGCTCGGAAGGGAAGGCATACCGCGACAGCGTCGCCAGAATCATCAAAGACTCGATGCTTGATATCGGTCTGACCACGCCACTGAAAATACGTATTGAGTGCCACATGCCGGATCGCCGGCGCCGTGACCTGGACAACCTGCAAAAGGCAGCATTCGACGCCCTGACGAAATCGGGTTTCTGGCTCGATGACCAGCAGGTTGATTATTACAGCGTGAAGAGAATGCCTGTAGTCAAAGGTGGGCGGCTTGAGCTAACCATTACCGAAATGGAGTCCGCATGAGCCGTGACGTTATCGAACGCATCCGCGACCGCTGGCAAAAGCTTCGCCTCTTGCGTAGCCGCGGCACCGTGCTGGTTGACTACCGCATCCTGAGAAATTTCGTTCGCATCTATCAGACCCTGGGAGAGACAGCATGAAACTGGAATTAACCAACGAACAGCACCAGTGGATAGATCAGTGGCTCCAGCTTTGGGGCGCATGGTGCCAGACAGGGAAGATAGACAAGGCGATGATAAATATGATTGCCAAATTCATGGCCACGGTTGAACCGCAAGCACCATCAAGGCCTGTATGCAGCGATGATGATGGGTTGCTGATTGATGCCGTAATCCGGCATTACCTGAAAAACGTAGATGAGAACGCATGGAAGGTGATTTTTGCCTATTACGTCTGTAACTCAAGCGAGATAAGGATCGCTTCATGGCAGCATGCCGTGAGCAAACCTCGCCTGATGAAGACCCGCGCCGGAAACCAGTATAAGCACCCGAGCATTTCAACCATCCGCCGGGAAGTTAAGCAGGTTATCAACGCGGCACTCTTTTGCCTGTACCAGCCGCTGCAAAATGCGTTTAACGATCGCGAAAGCGTGAGGAAAATTGCAAAAAAAAGTCATAACGTGCTTGCATTTCAATGAACAAATGAGCAATATATTTAGTGTAGGTTGCCGTATTTGCGTTTGACCTATCAGAACACCGAGCCTCGCCATCGTGCGGGGCTTTTTATCTCATGGTTTTTTAAAGTGGAACTCGTTTTTTTCAAAAAAAGCCATTTCGGTTTTTTCTGTGATCAATACTATTGATAACTCTTGATAAGAACGTATAATGCCGCGCCATCGATTACCTTACAGGTAAGATTTCGGTAAGTTAAACCGAAGACTAATTTGATAAAAAGTAGTGTTTTTTCTCTTGTGTGGATCCGATTCTTTATGTAGGTTGGAGTTGTAGAGCACACAAAAGGCCTACTAAGGAAATTTAATTTGAACAAAATACAGCCAGCTATTGTTTATACAATGACCTTTTTTGCAATCCCTGTATGGGGCATTTGGCTGCTTTCGCTCGTTAAATAACCAAACAACCGCACAATATCTGATTTTTAAAGATTTTTCTCATCTTATCCATATAAAATAGCCCGGGACTAACGATCTGCGCAGACGTTGGGTTATGTAAACTTGGATAAGGTGCCTGTCTATAGACGAAACTTCAAATACTGCTTCTGGAACAAAGGTATGGGCTCTGACCATAATGGTCGGGATAACTATTGCAATAGTTAGCTTTTTCGGCTCTCGCTTGGTCAATCAAGTCGATGAAATGGATAAGGCTCTACAGGCTACGAGAGAAGTACAGGCTTCCCAAACAGAAATTATCAAAGGTCAGCAGCGGGACATAGATAGTAACGGGAAAGAAATTGAGCGACTGAGAAATCAAGTTGATCGCCTGAAGGATGAAAATGCTGCTCTTAAAGCGAAGGCGGGTATCCCACTTACGCTGAACAACAAGCCACCTTCGGGTGGCTTTTTAGTTCCTGCACAACAGTTGACATCCTCGCTGAATGCTTTTTCTCGTGGTGAATCAGTAGGTTGATACGGCTGAAGAAATATCCGTTCGGGGCGGGCTTTAAAAATACCGGGCGAGGCGGGCTCATTAGGCAGGTTGAGCCGTTAAACGCCTGGCCCGAAACACTTGCACTATCGACGTCAGCCATCACGGCACTTTTGATCCCAGCCCTGGCATCCGCCGGGGCTTTTTTATGCCTGCGATCCGGTCAGGGCTCTTGGGTAGAGACGTGCCGCACGACACGTTAAAGCCCTACACGCGCAGAGCCCTGAACCAGATTGAAGTTACTCAGCAATAAGAAAACTGCATGTCATCATTTGCTTATATCTTATTGACCAGAAAATTAACATGTTGTTAATCTATTCGTGTGGTGAATCCCCCTATGCGGAGGGGCGACCAGTCACTTACAGTGATCTGTAAATGCAGCGCGGGCCATGTCGACTGGGACATGCTCACCGGGAGGCACCCGGCACCATAATGCAATGCTACATAAGCTATTTGGTAGTGGGGTTGCCGTTTCGGCTTCTCCAGCTATGTTTAAAAGGTAGTAACGGAAAACGAGCGCTCTCCTGGTAAATCGGTAGCTCGGACTATTAGGTGCGCCTCGAACCGTTGAAGAATCAGTATTTCCTACCTTCTGCCCGCCCCTCTGAGCGGGCTTTTTTTCGCCTAATTCAGGCAAAACCATAAAGCATTAAGGGCTGCGCTATTTCGCGGCCTTTTTCATTTCAGGGTCAGAAGCACAGCGGTTGTGCGTTCGGCTGTTAACCGAATGGTCGAAGGTTCGAATCCTTCCTGTCCCGCCAAATTAGCGCCATTAGCTCAACCGGAGAGAGCAATAGCCTTCTAAGCTATCGGTTTCAGGTTCGAGTCCTGAATGGTGCACCAGATAATGGCCTGACCTGATAACGGGTTCATACCCCAACTTATCAGGGGCGTTGCTGCAACAGCGTCACAGGCCGCCAGACCCAGCTAGGGTATTTTCGGTCATCACCGACATTGCTATTACCCTCATGCTTATTGCCTGCCTAACCGCAGGCTTTTTTATTTTCAGGGTCGCGGGAATCACCCTCGACGCTTTGTTGGTAAATCAGCCCGACGGCCCTGAATCTTTTACTGACTACAGATAGCACCCCGAACATTATCGGAGGTGAGAGATGCAACGTATGAACCCAACCGATGGTCACAATCTGCCTTACTGGTGGTCAGCCTTGCTTGGTATCTTTTCCGTCCTGAGTCTGCAGGATTATGTCTTCATCATTGGCGCCCTGATCTCTGCCTTCTTCACAATCAAGACTTATTACGCAAAGCGCAAGGAAGAGCGAGAGCGACTGGATGAAGAGAAAAAGCGCACGCGGCTGTTGGCCAGTTATCTGGCTGATGTCTCCGCAAAGCCTGGAGGTGACCGTCCGGCTTCAGCCGAAGTGGTAACCGAGGCTTTGAAGCGGATCGCAAGTGATACACAGGGGTGATCATGACGCCATCAATGAGGAAAAAACTGATTGGCGTGATCGCCGGCGGTGGTGGTGCCATAGCCATTGCCTCTGCGCTCATCACTGGCCAAACCGGTAACGATGGTCTTGAAGGCGTGCGATACGCCCCCTATCAGGATGTGGTAGGGGTCTGGACAGTCTGTTATGGACACACTGGCAAAGATATCATGCTCGGCAAGAAGTACACCGAGGCTGAATGCCGCGCGCTTCTCAGTAAAGACCTGAACACCGTCGCCCGCCAGATTAACCCTTACATCCAGAAGCCGATCCCCGAAACAATGCGTGGGGCGCTTTACTCATTCGCGTATAACGTCGGCGCTGGCAATTTCCAAACCTCCACGCTGCTGCGCAAAATCAACCAGGGCGACCAGAAAGGTGCATGTGATCAGCTGCGCCGATGGACTTATGCCAAGGGTAAGCAGTGGAAAGGCCTGGTAACTCGCCGCGAGATTGAGCGCGAAGTTTGTCTCTGGAGTCAAAAATGAGCCGGTTAACCGCCATTATCAGCGCCGTGGTTATCTGCCTGATAGTCAGTCTTGGGTGGCTGGCTAATCACTACCACGACAGCGCCACTGAGTTCAAAGAGCAGCGCGATAAAGCGACTGAGCAGCTCAACCTTGCTAACGCCACCATCACCGACATGCAGACCCGCCAGCGTGACGTTGCTGCGCTGGATGCCAAATACACCGGAGAACTGTCAGATGCTAAAGCCACTATCGATCAGCTTGAGCGTGATGTTGCTTCTGGTAAGCGTCGGCTGCAGCTCAACGCCAGATGTCCCACGAGCGGAGCGCCCGGCACCAGCAGCGTGGGCGATGCTTCCGGCCCCCGACTTACTGACTCCGCTGAGCGGGATTATTGGAGTCTCCGAGCCGGAATCGCCACCATCACAGGGCAAGTGAGCTACCTGCAGGACTACATCCGCACGCAGTGCCTGAGGTGACCATGCTTCTACTCTTTATTCTCCTGTCGATATGGCTCTGTCGACCAACGGATCTGTGGGTACTGAGGCCAAGCTGCCAAAAAAAACTATTTTGTTACGTTTTTATTGAGGGATTTGGAGGGGAGGGTTATTCTGTAGGTTCTTAATTTATTGTGGGAAGGGGGGGGTGATGTTCCTAGATAATTTTTTGGTATGGGATGAATTTAGACGTTTCAAATTAATCCTGAATAAATATGACGAACGTGCACAAGCTCGGCACATATACCTTGATTTAACTAATCAAAACCTGAGTCAGTCAAATTATCTAAACGACCTTGTGTCCGCTTCATCACGATTTGCATGTAATAAATTTTTCATCAATGTGAATGCGGTATCTCCGGCGTTAAGGAATAACCTCCCAGGAGGCTGTAAAGTTGTCTTTCTTGATGCTAACAAAGAACCTGAACACAACGATGACGGATATGATTTTTACTATCAGATTTATGAACCTGAGGATGAATACAATTCAGAGCCTTGGGGCTATGTTCCTCAAATCAATAGCCTTATGCCTTTAACTTATTTTGAAACTTACAGTTACGTACGATAGGTTATTATTACCATTGCAAAGGCCACCTCTAGGTGGCTTTTTTAATGGTTATCGAGAAAAGGGACTATGCCGATGATCACACTTTCATTAGACGTTAAAAGCAAATGGTGGCTTCCTGTTTACCTCAAGGCACTGACACTCTTCTGCATTATGGCTCGGCGAGATCCAGATTACGAAAAAGTGTCAGCATTCATTGCTAAGCATGGCATTAGCCAGAAACTGAAGGCATATCCGGTGAAAGGGGCAAAGTGAACAATGCCAGGCGATAGCGAACGCAGACCATATCCTCCCGTCAACTTCACTAGCCCTGAAAACTTCCGCCCATACGTCGCTATCATCCCGGCGAATGAGGTCTATATCTGGGTGAGCGACAATATCCTGATGGAAAGCGGTAGCCTCCATAACGAAGACCACTTCCATCTCCACACTGCTGATATAGCGTTTATGTGGGCGTCGAATGCCTTTGATAAGCGTGGTCGTGTCGTCTTGGGTCAATGCGAAGAGGTAATGCTTCGCGCCGGCGGCTGGCAGAAGTCCCGCATGGAGCAGCAGATGCATGAATGGTTCGGTCGTATACCTAAGTTCATCATCACCCTGGCTGCTGACTACTGCGAGCAATGCAACGATCTGGAGTTCTGCGCACTGGTAGAGCATGAGCTTTACCACATCGCCCAGGCAACCGATGACTATGGCGCGCCCAAGTTCAACAAAGAGACGGGAATGCCTGTGCTCAAACTTCGCGGCCATGACGTCGAGGAATTCATTGGAGTGGTCCGGCGTTACGGCGCCAGCAAAGACGTGCAGGAAATGGTGGATGCGGCGAACAGGCCGGCGGAGGTTGCTCATATCGATGTTGCCAGAGCGTGTGGGACGTGCATGCTGAAACTGGCTTAATAACTGGACTGTACTGGACGGATGGTGAAACATGGCTGCACTAAAACCAGAAGTGAAAGCCTATATCATTCAGATGCTTGCGTGCTATGACACGCCTTCGCAGGTGGTCGAGGCCGTCCAGAAAGATTTCGGTATCGCCATAACCCGGCAGCAGGTCGAAACACACGATCCGACAAAGGTTAGCGGGAAGACTCTCGCCAAAAAATGGGTCGACCTTTTTAACCTTACCCGCGACCGCTTTCTCAACGAAATTTCCGACATTCCGATCGCCAACAAAGCCTATCGCCTGCGCGTTCTGCAGCGAATGTCGACGACTGCCGAGAACATGAAGAACATCGGCATGACAGCCCAGCTACTGGAGCAGGCAGCAAAAGAGGTGGGTGAGGCTTACAGCAATAAGCAAAAAGTCGAACACACCAGTCCTGACGGTAGCATGTCGCCGCGACCAACGACGATCAGACTGGTAGGAGTAGAGCCAACTAATGGAAAGTCAGGTTGACCTACAAATCCCGGCGAAGCTCGTTCCCGTATTCGCGACAGAGGGCATTCGCTATCGTGGCGCGCATGGTGGCCGAGGTTCTGCAAAGACGCGCACATTCGCGCTGATGAGTGCGGTTAAAGCGTATCAGGCAGCCGAAAGCGGATTAAGCGGCGTCATACTCTGCGCTCGCGAGTTCATGAACTCCCTCGAAGAGTCATCGATGGAGGAAGTGAAGCAGGCGATCCGGTCTGTTCCCTGGCTGGATGATTACTTCGATATTGGCGAAAAGTACATCCGCACTAAAAACCGCAACGTCAGCTACGTCTTCTGCGGCTTGCGCCACAACCTCGATAGTATTAAGTCAAAGGCGCGCATTCTGGTTGCGTGGGTAGATGAGGCTGAGTCGGTATCGGCGACGGCCTGGAAGAAGTTGCGCCCGACGGTGCGAGAAAATGGCTCTGAAATCTGGGTGACATGGAACCCGGAGAAAGACGGCAGCGCCACTGACAAACTCTTCAGAAAGAACCCGCCGAAAAGCTCGATGATTGTCGAGATGAACTACAGCGACAATCCGTGGTTCCCGGATGTACTCGAAGAAGAGCGCCTCGAAGATCTGGAAAACCTCGACTACGCCGATTATGCGTGGATTTGGGAAGGCGCCTATCTGGAGAACTCAGACAAGCAGGTGCTGGCGAATAAATACGTCGTGCAGAGCTTTGAAGACGACCTCTGGAAGAAATCAGAGCGCCTGCTGTTCGGCGCCGACTTCGGTTTCGCAAAAGACCCAAGCACGCTTATTCGGATGTTCATCCTGGATAACAACCTCTACATCGAATACGAGGCCTACGGTAATGGTGTAGAGCTCGACGACATGTGGAAGTTTTACGCTGGAAAAACCGATGCCACGCCGAAACAGCTTGAAGACTGGAGAGTTACGGACGAGGCGAAATTCCCCGGCATACCAGAGGCTCGCAAATGGCCTATCAAAGCCGACAACTCCAGACCTGAAACTATCAGCCATATCAAGGGCCAGGGTTTCAATATCTCAGCAGCTCAGAAATGGCAGGGCAGCGTAGAGGATGGGATAACTTGCCTGCGTGGTTTTAAGAAAATCATCATTCACCCACGCTGCAAGGAGACGGCCAAAGAAGCTCGGCTCTACTCGTACAAAACTGACCGGATCACTGGCGAAATCTTGCCGGTCATAGAGGACAAGAACAATCACTGCTGGGACGGTGTCCGGTACGGTCTGGACGGATATATCAAGCACAAAGCGCAAGTCGGCGCAGTATTCTTCTAAGGAGCATCGCCAGTGAGCGAACAAGATAACGGCCTTCAACTGGCTGTGAACAATCTCGCCACTGAAATGCGGCGAGCTAATTACCTTAACGCCATCGGTATCGGCGGGGGCAACACCAAGCGCCCTACGCTCTATCAGGAGTTTGGCTACCCGCGCACGATCACCTTTAACGACTTCTACAACATGTACCGCCGTAACGCCGCAGGATTCGCTGTGGTGCATCGTCTTCTGGATGGATGCTGGCAGGACTATCCGGTCATCGTTGACGGTGATGAGTCCCAGGAGGCGAAGAAAACCAACCAGTGGGAAAAGAACGTCACCAGGTTCATGAAGAAATGGTGGCCGAAGGTGAAGGATGCCGATCGCCGCAATATGGTGGGCCGCTACTCCGCGCTGTTGCTGCAGGTGAAAGATAACAAGCCATGGAGCGATCCAGTAGATACCAGGCTGGTGAAATCCCTGGGCGAGTCAGCGCTGGTAAAACTTATCCCGGTATGGGAGCCGCAGTTAACTGTCGCAGAATGGGATAACGATCGCCAGTCCGAGACGTTCGGCCAGCCGAAGATGTTCAACTTCAACGAGCAGCCGGTTGGAGACGAGGCGTTCGTCGGTCCGACGCGCGGTGAGCCTGTGCATCCCAGCAGGGTGATCCTGTTCTGCGAAGGTTCAGAGGATGACAACGTTCTGTCGGGTATCCCGCTGCTTGAGGCCGGATACAACAAAGGGCTCGACCTTGAGAAGATTTCCGGCGGTGGTGCTGAGGGCTTCCTGAAGAATGCCAGCCGGCAGATCGCGGTCGAGTTCAGCAAAGAAACTGACATGGCCACGCTTGCCGATCAGGCTAAGAAAGCTGGTTATGCCGACCTCGGCGAAGCGATGGGCGACAAGGTCAACAAGCTTAACCGCGGCACCGATGCAGCCGCCGTGATGCAGGCCGGGCAGATGCACGTTCTGAGCGTAACTCCAGGCGACCCGGGGCCGACTTGGGAGGTCACCGCCAACGAACTGGCGGCATCAGTTCAAATCCCGTTCACCATCCTGTTTGGACAGCAGACCGGACGACTGGCGAGTGATGAGGATAAAACCGACTGGGCCATTCGTCGCAATACCCGCCGCAACGGCTTCCTGACCGACAGAATCACCGCATTGCTGGAACGCTTCTGGACGCTGGGCATTATCGATCCGCCGACAAATGGAGAGGTCACCATTTCATGGACTGACCTGCTGGCGCCTGGCGAAAAAGAGAAAATCGAGAACGCTTCGAAACTGGCCGATATCGTGCAGAAAACGTCGGGCTTCTATGGTGGTGAACCGCCATTCACCGCCAACGAACTTCGCGAGATTGTAGGCCTCGATCCTCTGCCTGAGCCAAAGCAACCACCTAACCCGAATGACAAGGTGACAACCGATGATCCACTGGCCGATGACACCGGAGCAGACGGCAAAGGTGGGGCTGCCGATAGTTCCGCGCAGCAAGGTTGACCCGACTCGAGCAGCGAAGCAGGTCAGCGCGATGTTCCGGGATATCGAGGAGCGGTATCTCGGCATCAAGCGCGCTCTGAAAACGCTCTTCGACCAGCGTCTGACCGGGAGAGAGCGAGAGGTTAACAGCCATAACTGGCATTTCCTGTGCCACGACCACGGCGAAGATGTGCGGCTCTACCAGGTCAATGCCGGCAAGTTCATCTACGACATGTCGGCGCAGGAACTGGCTGACCTGCTGGAGGCGGTGCAGGCAATTCTTGATGACCATCTGCTGGAAGGCGGCGAGCAAAACCTGTGGGCGATGGATTACGTCGCCGCTGAGGCGCAGCGCGGAACGCTGGAGGCCTTCAACAACCTCTCGCAGCAGTCGCAGGTGTACGCCAGCCAGACGACGCTTCAGCAGCTTTTAAGCAGCCCTGCATACCAGAACCAGATCGCCAGTGCCTACATCAGCACATATAGCGACTGGAAGCTGGAAGCTGACCGGGCGCGCGGTGACCTGGCGAACATCATCGCGGATGCCGTTGGGCGCGGTGTGAATCCCCGCGAAACGGCGCAGGTGATAAGCAAGCGCCTTGATGTCTCTATGGGCCGCGCAAAGACTATCGCTCAGACTGAGCAGGTCGGCGCGCTGCGCCAGGCTCAATGGAACGAAACGGACTGGGCTGCCGACAGGCTGGGGCTGAATACCGGGCTTCTGTGGCTGTCAGCGCTAAAGCCGACCACGCGCAGCTGGCACGCCAGTCGTCACGGCAAGCTCTACACCACCGAGCAGGTGCGAGACTTCTACGCTGAGAACGGTAACCGGTACAACTGCTATTGCAGCCAGATTCCAGTGCTGCTCAACGACGACGGTAGCATTTTCAATCAGGGGTTAGCTGAGAAGCTGGCAAAAGAGCGCCAGCAGTGGACCGCTAAGGAGGCCGCGTGATCGTAGTTATTGTTCTGTTACTGCTACTTATCGTGGTCCTGATTGCTATGGCAGCCGGTTCTGGTTCGGTTGATCCTTGCTCCTGTCATCGCTGCGGTAAATATGTTCCTGCGCCAGCGCGTTTCTGCGATGGCTGCCGGCCAGCGCCACTGAGTGGGTATCAACCGAGTAACACAACATCGTCAGGCAAAGTGCTGCCACCACCAAAACAACCCTAAGAGGACGAAACGTGAAGCTATCCAGCATCCACGTTAAATCCCTCGCCATCAACGCCTCCAATATCTCAACGACAACGATCAACGGTCAGGAGCACTACGTCATTCGTGGTGCGGTTCCGATCGTCGATGACATTGTGATGAATGGCGGCCTGTACCCGGCGGAGGAGATTAACAACAGCTACCAGACGATGGAAGGCAAGCTGATGCCTCTGCCGCATCCGATGGTAGATGGCAAATATGTCAGCGCCAATGACCCGCGGGCCATTAACAGCTATCACGTCGGAGCATGGGCGCAGAACGTCAGCAAGTCAGGCGACCAGGTCGTCATGGACGTTTATATCAATAAGGCGGTCGCCGAGACAAAGCCTGACGGTAAGCGTCTGATTAATCGCCTTGATGAGATGATCGCCGGCACAAACACAGACCCAATCCACCTGTCTACCGGCTTACTCACGAACAAAGAGAGAAAGTCTGGCGAGTCGAAGCAGAAGAAGTACTCATGGATCGCTCGCAATATGCAGTTCGACCATATCGCTATCCTGCTCGATGAGCCGGGCGCCGGTACTCCAGAAGAAGGCGTCGGCATGTTCGTGAATGCCGATGGTCAGGAAGGCGAAGTCGAGACTGCAAGCCTCGTTGATGCGGCAAATAGCCTCAAAGATGGCCTGCTGAACAAAGTTAAGTTCTTCCTCACCCATAACTCAGATGCCTCATTCGATGAAATCTACCAGATGCTGCGTGAAGCCATTCGCGCGCCGTCAGGCAGCGATGTTTATCGCTATGTCGTGACCGTATGGCCCGACAAATTCATTTTCGAAGAGGGCAATAAGCTCTTCCAGCAAAAATACCTCATCGACGACAGCACAGTCACGCTGGTCGGCGATCCAGTAGAGGTCGTGCGCAAACCCACTGAGTACGAAGTCAAAACCAACGGAGAAACAAACCCAATGAAAGAGAAGATGATCGCCGCGCTCAATGCCGCAGGCGTTAAAACCGAGGGGCTGACCGACGATCAGGTCTGGGATGCCTATAACCAGCAGGTTCAGAAGAAAGCAGGTGACCAGCCGGGTACTCAGATTAACTCTGACGCGATTACCGCGGCAGTAAATCTGGCGATTAAGCCGCTGACTGACGAGATCAGCACGCTGAAAACCCAGCTGCAGGCCAATGCTGAAAAAGACCTCAAGACCAAGCGTGAAGCGGTCAAAGCGAAATTCCCGTTCATGACCGAAGCGGCGATCAACTCGCTGGCAGGCGAAGCACTGAACGACATGTACTCGCAGTGCCAGACCAGCACCGGTCTGAACCCGGCATTCCAGGGGAATGGCGCTCAGAGTGAAATCCTTTCTATGGAGGCTCCTGAATAATGGCTCTCGCACCTCGTTTCCATACCGTAATCGCGGGCCCGGCCCGCAAGAATGACCCGCAGGTCATTGAAGCAATCATGGCGGCAGCAGTGAAGCCTGGGTCTCTGGTAAAGCTGGATAGCACAGGGAAACTGGCCGTTCACAATGTGGCCGGTGGTGCAGGAGTAGCCCTGGCGCTCCAGCACAATTATATCGGCGGCGGTGATATCCGCGATGCAGTGCCGGCCGGTGATACTGGCGCGGCCATCATGTGCGAAGACGATGTCGATTACCACATGCTGGTAAAGGCTGGCGAAGTGTTGCTGGAAAACGAAGGTCTGGTTTCTGCCGGTGACGGCACACTGGCCAAGTCGACCACTCCAGCAACCGACCAGGTCCTCTTCTTTTCACGCGAAAAGATCACCGTTGGTGCTGAAGCCCAGCTCGTGAAAGTTCGCAAATCAGGGAAAGCTACCGCATGAGCATGATCGTATTTAACAAAAAGCTGGTTACTGAACATAACCAGATCAAGAAGGCATGGAATCAGCTGCTGATGCAGCGCGAATCCTTCAACGTTAACCAGAACAACATTTCCGCCCAGTACGGCGGCGCGCTGGAAGTTAACCAGGCTGCGCTGATCTCTAAAGACTACTGGCGTGAAGTGGACAACATCACCACCCGAGTCTTCCGCAACGACGAAGGCAACGGCCTGCTTGATGACCTGCTCGGTCTCGGTACGCCGATCTCTATCGGCAAGACGGCGGCGCTGTACCGCGTTTCCAGTGACGCTGGCAAGGTTCATCGCACACTGACTGGCCATGTTCCGGAAGAGCTGGATAAAGTCATCTACGACGAAGCCGGCGACCCGATCCCGATCTTTAACACCGGCTACAGCCGCGAATGGCGTGAGTGGAACGGCATGCAGTCCGAAAACCTCGACGCGATGGCCGATGACCAGGAAGCGCACGTTGCGGCTATCCGTGAAGACATGGCTGACTACATGCTTTCAGGCGATGCGAAGGTGAAGGTGAAGGGCTATGTCGGCGCTGGTATTACCAACCACGCCAACACCAACCAGGTGGATCTGAGTGCATCCGGTCTGAATATCGACCTGACCACCTCGACTCCTGATGAATCAGTAGCGTTCTTCACAGGTCCGTTCGCCAAACTGCTGGACGATAACTACGTTCAGGAGAAGGTAAAGGTGTGGGCATCCCCGGATATCATGCGCAACCTGAACCGACCGTATTCCGATGCCGCGGGCTTCAAAGAAGGCACCGTGCTGGAATACATCCTGCGCTATGGTCGCATTGAGTCGTTCAACCAGACCTTTAAGCTGACCGGTAACCACTTCATTGCGTACGTTCGCAACTCGCAGTACATCAAGACGCGCATCGCCGCGCCGGTGGGTACCTTCATGATCCCGCGACAGAATCCGTTCGATAACTACAACACTCTGGTCTGGAGTGCTGTTGGTCTGCAGATTAAGCGCGATTTCAACGGTCGCTCTAAAGTCTTCAACGCACAGGGTTAAGGGGCTTCGGCCCCTTTTCTTCGGGAGAAAGCATGAAAACGTTAAAGGTCGAGAAAACCGGCTGCTGGGGCATGATTGATGGCGTCTTCCAGCAACTTCCTGTTGGCCACGAATTCGTCGCGGCGGACGTTCCTGCAGCTTTTGCTGGTCGTGTGTCGGTGGTGGGCGAAGTGGAAGAGCAAGCGCTGGAAGTAGCCACGCCGGGCAATGACGCTGCAGAGCAGGCAGAGCAGGCAGAGCAGGCAGAGCAGGCAGAGCAGGCAGAGCAGGCAGAATCTGCCAGCAAATCGAAGAAGGCGAAATAACCATGGCTGACCCAATCACAGCGGCAGACGTGCAGGCGTTCCTCGGTGAGTTGGGTTATTCCATTCCCGGAGCTCTTCTCGATCCGATTCTCTGCGTGGTGAACAAGGTTATCCCGTGCCTCGATGGTGCGGGATATGACGACTGCACGGCAAAGCTCATCCTGATGTATGCCGCCGCGCTCATGGCGACGTCTTCCGGTGCCCGGCGAATAAAATCGCAGGGGGCGCCATCAGGCGCGTCGCGCTCGTTCGATTACGGTGAAGATGGCATCACCTGGCTGCGCGACTCGCTGGCGAAACTGGATACCAGCGGCTGCACCAGTGAACTACCTATCAGCGCCGGGAACAGTGTGGGCCTGTTTATGGTGGTCGGGGGCTGCTAATGGCGTGGGTTTCAGTTCAGCAACGGCTGCCGCGGACGTTTTCCCGGGTATGGGTGATCACCGATACCGGCCAACAAACGACGGCGTACGTGAAAAGCGACGGCGAATGGTTCATTAACTGCGACCGCATACGCGCCACGGGCGCCGTTGTGCTGCGATGGAGGGATGACTGATGTCTTCGGTAGCCAATTGGTCATACACAGCAACAGCGACAATCTGGCGGCGCATACGCGATGCTGACGGTAGCGATACCGACGGCGGAGGTCAGCCGTACGGGTGGGAAGCGCCGATCGCTATCCTCTGCGACTACCAGGGTGGTCTCTCTGCAAAAATCGGTGACCTTGGCCGGGAGCTCGTTGTTAAAAACACGATATGGACCGAGTACGCAACGGCGCGGGAGGGAGATTACATCCTGATTGGTACCTCTTCAGCTGCTGCTCCGCCGGACGAGGCCGACGAGATACGGCAGATCGTTCAGTTCGCAGATACGTTCGAGCGACTGGCAGACGATTTCGCACTTATAACGGGAGTCTGATTATGGGCGTTAAAGTTCGGGGCATCCGCCAGGCCAAGGCCAACCTAGATCGCATTATCAAAGACGTCCAGGGGCGTAAAGTCGTGCGAGCAATCCAGTCTGCGATGCTTATTGGCAGTGCGCAGGCTGCGCTTTACACCCCGATCGATACGTCGACGCTTATCAACAGCCAGTTCCGCGAAATCATGGCTAACGGCACCAGGGTAACCGGGCGCGTTGGTTATTCGGCCAACTACGCGGTTTATGTTCACGACCCGGCAGTGAAACAGAACTTCACGCGAGCAACGGCCCGTAAGGAGTTCTTAACGAAGGGCTTCGAAGATACCCGCAGCCAGATTGACGCGGTGGTGAAGAAGGAGCTTTCGCTATGACCCCTCCGATGTATATGCGCCTCAAAGACCTGTTTGTGGCTGAGGGGCTTACCGCGGGGTTTAAGGTCCAGTGGCGGCAATGGCGCGATACCGGGAAAGACACGGACCAGTTCATTGTGTTCAGGCCTTCCGGCGGCACCGATATCACCTTCGACCTTGGCGGCGACTGGTATGTGATGGTTGATGTGATCTCCTCGAAGGCGAACCCCGATGCTGCTGACGCCGCGGTAAACGCCATTGTCGAGTACATCAGCGTGCAATCCGGCGCCGATGATTGCGTTGGCGCGCTGCGGCTTGTCGGTAATGTACCGGCGCCGATCCCCACCGAAGAGGGCCGGTTAGTAACCCGGCTGCTCGTCTCCTGCACATACGGCGAATAATCGTCAGAATCACCCATCAGGCTGCCATATGGCGGCCTTTTTTAATTGAGAGGCATACATGCAAGGCTGCGCTAATGACACCGGCAAGCTGATTGGTAAGGTGGCCGTGCTCCGCATGGCTTTTGGCTGTGCTGATACGGTTCCTGCGCTTTCCGAATGGAAGCGACTCGGCGCCATGACCACCAAGGGCTTCGACTACTCCATGAATACCGTCACCTCTGAGGCTGACGATACGAAGGGGCTGGTTGAGAACCTGGTCAACAATATGGACTTCACCATCTCAGGAGAAGGTGAGTTCCGCAAGAAAGACAAGACGACGGAAGTCGGCGCTATTGCCATCTCGAAATATATTTTCGATGAAGTGCAGGCCGGCCGTCAGCCGACAGTCTGGGTCCGCTTCGACTTCACTGGTGAAGACGCTGGCACTTATATTATGGGCTACTTTAACACCACCTCCTGGTCTGGTGATTTCGGCACTTCGGATATTTCCACCTTCTCTGGTGAGTGGAAAGTTGCTGATGCAGACACGGTGGTATTTGAAGTCGCACCGCCGGCGCTGGCGTTTACCACTAACCTGCCGACGACCAAGAGCGTGGCAGCCGGATCGGCTCTGAATATGTCGGTAGTGGTTGAGGGTGGCACAGCGCCTTACACCTACGTCTGGAAGAAAGATGGCACGGTTGTCAGCGGGCAAACAACGGCGACCTTCAACAAGGCCAGCGCTGCTTCCGGTGATGCCGGGGTTTATACCTGTGAAGTCACCGACTCCTCCGCGACGCCAGTCAAGATCACGTCTGCATCCTGCACGGTCACTATCAGTTAACCGCCAGGCCATTTCGTGAATAGTACAAAGGGCGTTCTGCGCCCTTGATACTGTTTATGGAGCGACTATGACCCCGATTAAAGAATTAGGCGAATGCGTTATCGGTACCGGTGACCGGGAATTCTTTTTCCGGCCGTCGTTTCGCAACATGGCGCGAATCGGTGAGCCCGAGGAGATTGTTCAGGCGTTCTATGACCTGTGCAATGACGAGGCGACGCCATTCGCGCAGCGTGCAGCTGAGGCCTATATCCGCGATGAGTACAGCCGCCTTCCTGATTGCGTCCTGCGGTTTATGCAAAGCGGGCTTCTGTCACGCAAGGCGATCATGGCTGCTCATACGGTACTGACAGCCTGCTGTGACGACGATATCGGCGATCTGGTTGGCTGGATGAAGCCCGGGAAATCACGCAAGCGTGGCTTCGTCTGGCGCCCGGGCAGCATGCCGCCGGAAAGTATGGTCATCGTCGCGCAAAACCTGATGATGCACGGCATCATCGGCAAAGCGAAGGTGCGTAAGCTGCAGCGTTACGAAACGAACAAGACAACCGCAGAATTCCGCGCAGCCGACTACATCATGGCGGCCCGCAACCATTTCGGCATAAGCCGGGAAGAGGCCGAGAACCTCACGATGACAGAGTTCGCCATGATGATTAACGCCAAATACCCCAATCAGAACGGCTTCACGCGCGAAGAGTACGACACGGTCATGGACGAAGACGATCGCCGCTGGCAGGCGATGATGGAGCAGGAACAAGCCCGTAAAACCAAATAAACCAGCCTCGGCATAGTCCGGGGCTTTTTTATACCCGCAACAAATCGCGCATTCGCGTGCGCTTCTTTCAGCAAGAGCTTTCCGTAGTGTGAGTCTGAGACTGGGCGGTGGATTTCATCGTTCCGCTCTTGGCTGCCCATGTCTACGCGAACAGGCTCGCACCACAGAAAGGTAAATACGATGAAATATCCAACCGTATCAGTGAACGGCGTCTCCGTTCGTGTCGATGGCGATGGTCGCTATAACTTCAACGATCTTCATGCTGCGGCAGTAGCAAAAGGGGAGGCAACTGAGTCGCAGAGGCCCAGCAAATTCCTCCGCAGCGCTCAGGTTAAAAGATTCATCAAAGCATTGCAGTCCAAAGCCCAAAAAAGTGCTTTGGAACAAATTCAACCACTTAAGGTAGTTAAAGGTGGGGATGAGCCTGGTGTCTGGGGAGTGGAGCTGCTTGCCATTCGCTATGCAGCGTGGATTAAGCCCGAGTTCGAAATCGAGGTGTATGAGGTATTTCGGACGGTTGTTCGTATGGGCATTGGAGCAATGTCCCGCCTGAATAAAATCGACCATATCATCAACACTGAAACCAAAGCGATTAGCCAGTGTGCTAGCCAGATGGCGAAATGGGGAGTCGGCGGACGTAAGCGGCTACTGCACGCAGCGCGGGAACGGGCCGCCGATGAAGTTCAGTTGTACTTGCCCGGCATTGTTTAGCCCTTTTTAAGTGAACTGCTGCGGGTTTTGTCGTTCTCTCTGGATATAAGATCAGTTCATGGGAAAACTCGCAGCATGCTAGATTGCCTAGAGGTTTTAATTATTGGTGATCTGGCGTGGACGATGAAAAATCAAGACAAAGAGAGTTAGAACTGACGCTTCAAAGACGCTTAGAGAAGGTAACTCCGGACTTACTTTCTGAATTTTTATTCAAGCGGGGCATAGAGGTGTTCAGGTGCCTTTTGTGCGGAAGTGAGGATATTGGCATCCCTCAATGCAATGTGCATCAGTCAGGGCCTGACGGTGCGTCGTCACGATCTTTTGTCGATTACATAAAGTTAGATACGGGTGGTCCTAGGTTTTCTCTCATGCACTACCAGTATCGGATCATTTGCCGAAACTGTGGATTTACGCATCATGTCGCTGTTTGGCCAGTATTAAAATGGATTGAGGATGGTGATAACGATGCCAAGTAGAGAAAGGGATCCTGATGTTTCATATATGGCTGACTACCCAAGATTCAATGGTCGCGGTGGCGGTGGCGGAGGTGGTGACATGCATGACAGGATTACCCGTATTGAGACGGTTGCTGAAAACCAGGAGAAGCTAATTAGCGATACAAGAGCTGATTTGCGTGGCATTCGGTCTGACATGAAGTCCATGGAAAACAGGATTGTTGACAAAATGGACGAAAATCAGAAGTGGCTGGTTGGCCTTTTGGTGTCGGCAATACTGGTGCCTTTGTTCATCGCGTTGGTTACTAAGTAGCGCTGCGGCGGGTTTTGTCGTATCCATCTACCTCTGCTACGATTGCCGCATCATTTACTGATGGGGATAGGGATATGAGGTGTTTTGTTGCGCTTATTTTTTTAATGGCATCTGGCGTGGTTGTGGCTAATGAAAAGCTTTTTTGTGAATTTGCAGTTGGGGATCTGTCCTCATCTCCAGCTCTTCTCATTAAAGGCAATGCTAATGTGATGTTCGACGGAAAATCTTTTACAGCATATAGAACAGACGGTTCTTATATAGTAAGCCCACCGCTGACTGAAAAGAAAGACGGTATGATTTTCGTTGATGATAAAACAAAGGTATTTGCCGCTAGCCAGGACAAATCTAACTTTGCAGTATCAGATAGGATAAAAAAAACCATAGAGCAATGGTCTAAATGCGAAGTAGATAAGGCGTCAGCTCAGCAAAAAAAAGCAGAAGATGAAATGAGGGTAGTCGAAAGCCTTTCTGGAACGAAAGCCAAAGATTTCTTTATGAAAGAAAAACATGCCTTCACTACCAATTGCTTGGTATGGGAGGATGTTACAATGATCACTGGCCGCTATCCCGCCATGGTAATCGCAGGAAGTGTTATGATGGGTAAAAATCCTCGCTGGGATGGAAGAGAATACTCATTCTCCTTCAATAATGGATCGATGGTAGCAAGGTTTGTACCATCTGAGCCGAGACATAAATTCGTCATGCAAGCCGGTGATAAGTTTTATGGTTGTGGGCCATCAATGGTAGACCATAATTACGATTAAGGAAGAAGTAGTAACAAGACGAAAACATAACCTCGCTCCGGCGAGGTTTTTTATTGCCTGGAGAAAAGCAAATGGCTGAGAACGCTGGCAGCATTTATTACGATATTGAAATGGATGTGCAGGGGCTTCTCGTAGCTCAACAACGCGTTAATCAGCGCCTGGACCTGATGGAACGCGGTTTCGACAGCACAACACGCGCCGTCAATAACACTGAGCGCTCTATGTCCAGCCTGTCAGGCGTAGCCGTTGCTTTGGCCGCAGCTCTTTCTGTAAAGCAAGTTTCCGAATATGCAGATGCCTGGGCAACTGTAAATAACAAGCTGGCTAACTCACTGCGGCCTAACGAGCAACTTGCTGATGTAACAGGACGCGTATTCAACATTACTCAGCAAACTCGCAGTAGTTTAGATGCAACGGCATCCCTCTACGCAAGACTGGAAAGGGCAACCAGGCAGTATGGGACCAGCGCAGATGATCTGGCGAAGTTAACCACAATCATAAACCAAGGGTTCGTTGTATCAGGTGCCACGGCGCAAGAGGCCGAGAACGCGATTATTCAGTTGTCGCAGGGCCTTGCTTCTGGAGCTTTACGCGGCGAGGAATTCAACTCTGTAAACGAACAGGGTAACCGTCTTATTGTCGCTCTTGCTGACTCCATGGGAGTTAGCATCGGCGAAATGCGGAACATGGCTGCGCAGGGCAAGTTAACAACCGACGTGGTTGTTAATGGGCTTCTATCCCAAGGAGCAATGATCGGAAAAGAGTTCGCCAATACAACGACGACGATCAGCCAGGCACTGCAGGTGGCTGGTAACAACGTAACTAAATTCTTTGGCGAAAACTCTACCGTTAAAACTGGTGCCGCTATTTTTAATGATGCAGTTGTGACTGCCAGTGAAAACATTGGCGTTCTGAGCGCTGCATTAACTGCTGCAGCAGCAATTATGGGAAGCCGGTATGTCGGCGCATTGACAATGTCTGCCGCCTCTCAAATCCAGTCTGCCTTGGCAGCCCAGCGTCAGGCCACTGCCAATGCCCAGGCCGCCCAGTCTGCGCTAATTGCTGCTACGTCAGTGAAGAGAAAAGCGGTTGCAGACAAAGAGGCGGCTTTGTCTTCCCTTGCCTTAGCGCAGGCAGAATATAATGTGGCCAAGGGTAGCGCAGCTGAAATGCTTGCGCTGGATGCGTTAGTTGCAGCTAAATCAAGAGCAAGTGCAGCATCATTGTCTTTGGCGCAGGCAGAAACTGCACAAGCCGCGGCATCTGCACGAGCGGCGGCTGCAGCAAGTGCTGCCTCGGTAGGTATAGGCCTTGCTCGTGGAGCTCTTTCTTTGATTGGTGGGCCCGGTGGCGCTGCCATGCTGGCAGCATCAGCCATTTTCTACTTCTGGCAGAAAGCTCAACAAGCCAGAGAGGAGGCGCTCCGCTTTGCCGATAGTCTGGACAAAGTAAACGCCTCAATGAAGGCGATGAATAATACCCAGCTCAGGGGCACCATCGCCGATGCTAACGAGTCTATTAGAGCGCAAAAAGATGAAATTTCTGATCTGCAGGCAGAGGTTGACTCTTTAAGTTCTAGATATCGTAATTTCACCCCAGAAGCTCAATCTGTAGCTGAATCATTGGGCCAAGGAGCTGATTTTGCCCGTCAGCAGGCTGAGGTTTCTGACCAGTTAGCCAAGAAATCAAGGGATCTTGCCAACGCTCAAGATAAGTTGGCGCAAACTCAGGAAACTGCGGCTGAAGCCAACAGAACATTAACAAACAACATGCTCACTTCAATGGGTGTGCATGATGGGCTGATCCAAAAGGGTTGGTCACTTGAGCAGGTGCAGATCGCGGTTGCGAAGGCTTTCGGCAACACTGCTGATGAAATAAACCGAGCAAATCAGGCAGGACAAAACTTCAACCCCAAAGCGCTGCAGGTTTCTCCTCCTACCGCTGATGGCGACAAAGTAATTCTTAACCTCGAAGAGCAGAACGAGTTACTGAAAATTCAGGATGAACGTCAAAGAGCAGTGACTAAAGCCAGGATGCAGGCGGCGAAGGTTACTGACAACCCAAATCAGATATCAAAAGCTGGCGATCTGGCTGGAGAAAACTTCGACCTTCAGAAAGCAGAAGAAGCCCGCCAGGAGGCTCAGAGAAAGGGAGAACAGCAAGATAAACGTTCAGCCTCAGCCGCAGAATCGGTATCACAAAAACTTGAACAGCTTCGGCAGAAAGCCATGCTCGCAGCTGATTCTTCTCAAGAACTATCGCGAGAACAGTCCATACTCTCCGCTCAGCAATCTCTGGGCAAGGGCGCCACGCAGGAGCAAATTGCTCTGGCCGGGAAATATGCCGCTCAGGCATACGATGTTGCCTCCGCCATTAAGGCTCAGCAAAAAGCAGAGAAGGAGAAGCAGGATACTGAAAGCGCTTATGCCCAGGTAAGACAGGCAGCATCACCTGTTGTCGCAGTGGATGACCAGTTTCAGAAGCAAATGGCTTCCCTGAATGCCTATGCCACACTTTACCCTCAGAAAATTGCCGAGGTCGAGGCGACTCGCGCCCAGATTGAGGAGCAGTACCGCCAGAAGCGGCAGGAGGCCATGTGGCAGGAACTCAGCCAGCAAAGCCTCGGCTATAACATGCTGACGAGTGCGGTGGATGCGTTTAGCGGGAATGCCTCCAATGCGATCACCGGCCTGCTAACTGGCACAATGTCAGCGCAGGAGGCGATGCAGTCACTCGGCAATACCATCCTGAACAGCGTGATCAACAGCATTGTTCAGGTTGGCGTTGAGATGCTAAAAAACTTTATCATCGGACAGACAATCGGTGCGGCATCAACTGCTAACGGATTGCTACAGGCATCCCTGTTAACCAACGCATGGACACCGGCAGCCTATGCCGCCTCCGTGGCTACAGGTGGCGCAGCAGCAAAAGTGGGGGCCGTGGCCTATGGTTCTGGGCTGGCAACATCAATGGCTCTAAGCACTGTATCTGGTGCTCGCTACAATGGCGGCCCGGTATCAGCCGGCGGTCTGTATCAGGTCGGCGAGAAAGGTAAGCCAGAGATTTACCAGGCCAGCACCGGCAAGCAGTACATGATCCCCGGCGATAACGGCAAGGTCATCAGCAATAAGGATATGCAGGGCGGCGGCGGGTTGAATGTTCAGGTAGTCATCAACAATCAAGCGTCCAATGCTGAGCCGCAATACATGGGGGCCACTCAGAATGACGGTAATTATGTGCTGGAATTCCTGATTTCTGATGCGGAACGCAATGGGCCTTACATCAGCACGCTACAATCGACGCTTGGGTTATCTCGTAAAGCAAAAGGAGCGTTTTGATGGGGAAAGATAATATCTATGGGCCTGGAGAAAGTTTTAGTAGGGGTATGGAGATAGGCAAGACGACCATTTTCCGCCAAAACAGACCGGTAAAATTCCGTCTGGAAATGGTTAACGGGAGTGTTGTGGAGGGGATCATCCCGGCTAACTCTGAATTTAAGATTACGCCTCAGGATGGGGATATCAAAAAATTCGACATTATAATCGAAGATACTCCTAAGTCTCCGCAGGCAATTGAATAACTAAACCAAACCCGCTCCGGCGGGTTTTTTAATGGGTGAACATAATGAAAGTAGCAATCGAAGTTAATGGCGAGGTTATCTGGTACCGCGACAGCGATAAACAGGAGGGGATGGCGTCGTTGGGCTACTTGAAGGACGGCACACAGCAGAAAATCATTGCCGCCCTTGAGGAGGCATTATTCCAGGCGAAAGGGCAGATGCTATTGCCTGATTACGTTGATTGAATATCTGTATGTAGCGCGATGCCCGGCAGGGAGAGCCAGAACGACATTCCAGTGACCGGAGTGCGGCACCACAATGTTGGCAGGAAATTGTTTATAGAACCCTCCGTAGACCTTGCAACCTTCACCTCGCTTATATCGGTTATAAGCAGCGTCATCCATAACAAGGACGTTGATTTGGTGGGAGCACTGAACGGAAACTATTGATCCTCCCTCCATGTAATCCCTGCTGTGCGTGTAAGACATATGACCTCTCTTGCTGTGTGTGAAAAATACACAGTATCAGCGAGACACATTTAGTAATATCCTGATAAAAGATCAGTGCCGCAGCCGCGGCATTTTTTATGCCCGGAGGAAACGTGGCAACAGTTCAATACCCTCCGTTCCTGCCACTGCCCCAGCGTGCCGATCAGAATATGACGCAGGATACAGCCTGGCAGACGACGCAGACGGCAGTCGGTCCATTGATAATCACGCCGATCACTACGGACCTTAAAGCAACCTGGACGCTGCAGTGGATATTCACGCTTGCCCAGGCCGAGCGGTTTAAGTCATGGCTGCGATCGCCGACCTACTGCGACCGCGGACGCAACTGGTTCCAGATGCCGATCGACCTGGGTGATACGCAGGGCGTTCAGCAGCAGACGCTGCATTTCGTCGACATGCCGGTGCAGACCAGCAAAAACGGCAACATTGTCACCTGGACCGCAACGGTTATAAGCAACGGTATAGAGGACATTACCGAGGACTATGACGACTGGATTGTCGAGGCGCAGCCGGGCTACGGCTATTGGCTGGATTACCTGATCACCGAAGTGATGCCGAGGGCTGACTAATGCCGACTTTGAGAGAATGGAAAGAGCGGCGGCCGGCAAGCGATATCAAACAAACGGTGGAGTTTTATCACCCTGCGTTTGGTTATTACCGGGTGGTAAATAACCTGTTTCGTCCGGCGACGTTTGGCGGGAACTCATTCGAGCCTGCGCGGTTCAGCGTGACCGAGCCGGCGCAGGACGGAACGGCAGTGATATCCATGACGATCACCTTTGTCGCCGCGACGGAGCATGTCCGGCAGACACTGAAAAGCTGGCGCGGGGCGGCGCGTATGACGCCGATTAAGTGCCTGTATCAGCAGTGGAACGCGATCGGCGATGCATCATCCCTGAAAGACTGGACGCTGTATGTGAGTGACATCTCTGCTGACGCAAACAATGTGACTGTTGACGCTGGGTTCACCAACCCTTTGACGCTAGCCAACCCGATTATTTACACAACAGAACTTTATCCAGGACTGAAAACTTCATGACGCAAGACGAATTTATCCGGCTTGTTACCGGCAAGCCGTGGGCTAACCGCTCCTGCAGTTTTGGCTCGATGGATTGTTGGGCGCTGGTTGTTCTGTATTACCGGCATGTGCTGGGACTTGAGTTACACCATATTCCAGCGTATGAAGCCGGGGCTGACTTCATTACTTGCCATGAGCAGGAGGTGGAGCACTGGCGAACGATACCAGCAGCGGTGTCGGGTTGCATTGCGGTTTTCTATCGTGGTGAAGTCCCGGCGCATATTGGCGTAATGACAAGCCCCGTTAAGTGCCTGCATTCCCGTGGGGAGTTTGGTTTCGTGCGCAGCGACAACCCGCTGGCGCTTCTTAAAGTATACAGCCGCGTGGAGTATATGGTGCATGGTTCGATATGAATTACAACGCCTTCCTGGCGCGCCAAAGCATCGTGGAGTTGCGGAGGAAGGAACGCCGCTAGCTGAGTTACTTGATTCTCTGAATTTGCACAATGATGTGGTAGTTAAGCTTAACGGCAGAGAACTTGATGACGACTTCGAGATAACTTATCCGCTGTGCAGAAATGATGTAGTCCTTATATTCGACCAGCCAGAGGGTGGGGTAGGGAAACTGATCAACACCATATTACGACCGGTCACAAAAATTCTCTCTGGCGCAATGAAATTGCTCGGTCTTGCACCAAAATCCGGAGGCGTTTCTGTTGCAACTGGAGAGTCGCCCAACAATGATGTCACCCAGCAGACCAACCGGGCCCGTCTATATAAAGGTAGGCCGAATATTTATGGTCAAGTACGAGCCTATCCAGATCTCATACAGGAATCGATGTTTGAATACATCAGTAATAATAAAATGGTTACAGAGTGGATGGAGATAGGCTATGGACACTACAATATTTCATCAGTACGTTATTCCGAATCTTCTCTGGTAGCTATGGCCGGCGCCAGCTATGAAGTTTATCATCCAGGCACGGTAATCCCAGAGATTATTCAGGGATATGCCTTTGACGATGTTGATGGGCAGGAGCTTCCTGGCACCAACGAGCAGACATCAAATATCGTTAATCAAGCCACGACGAATAATTTGCTGGCTGGTAGTTTCGCTGGAGGCCAGTTTTATGCAAAAATTGAAAAACAAAATGAGTTTGATGTTTTCTATGACTCTCCAAAACCATTTTCGGTCACAATCACTGTAAATGTGTCATATAATACAGCCAGTGGGCTGGTAACAAAAAACATTAATGTATCTGCTAGTTTGTTTAACTCTGCGCTATCAGATGATGGGACACTTATCGATCCGCAACAATTCTATGAGTTTTGGTTTAACTATTTGTCTGGTCCAGACTTTGAGGGATTGCCAGCAGACGCCACGGTAAACAGCACTCTTTTCACACTGACTCAGTATTCGACTATTGCGGTTGGGCCATTTTTTGCGGCGCTCCCTGGTGATCAGCTTTGGGTGCACCTCTACGCGAATGAAGCAGGCGGATATGACGGGCCTGCCCGTATCACATGGTGGCAGGTCGACACCGATAACAACCAGATACCTGGTACCGAAGAGAGCATTGATGTAAACGTGCATAACGATGGAGGCAATCAGGATTACATTTACCGGACATACAAAATAACACCTGTTGCGGGTTTTGGACGTTATGCCTTTAGAGCTGAGCGAACCAATAACTCGGCCAGCAACTCAGTACTGTATTTGTCCGGCGCGCATGCTGTAACCATCCGTAAAAACGTAGTATATACCGATGACACAATTGTCAGGGTCACTGTCAGACAGACGGAAACACAGACTGTAGCGTCAGATCGTAAATATAACTGTCTGGTGCAGAGGAAGGTCATATCATGGACGTCAAGCGGCATTGACTTTGCATTGCGGCCCAGCAGGTCATTTGCTGACGCCGTACTACATGAGTGGGTGATCATTGGCAAACAGGATCCATCCAGGCTTGATTTACCTTCGCTTTACGCCATTAAAGACTCGCTGCCAGATGCTCAGCTTGGTTATTTTGACTGGACATTTTCCGATGAAAATCAGCCGCTAGGTGAGCGAATACAGACTATCTGTAACGTAGCTCGCGTTAGTTTTAACTGGATCGGTGATGTTCTTACATTCTGGCGTGATGAAAGGGTTTCTAACCCAGATGCGGTTTTCGCCCGTTCGAATATGTTCTGGGAAGATTACAAGTTGTCATGGAAAATGTCTTTACCTGGTGGGTATGACGGCGTGACGCTCGACTACGTCGACCCTTCAACTAACAAAAAGACCTACATATACCTAAACGTGGGGACCTCCGGAATAAGTGAAATTTCCGACGCTACTGTTAACGCGATGCAGATCAGCCTGGACGGCTGCCGCAACGCCACTCAGGCAACCGACAGGGCCTGGCTTGAGGCGAGGAAAATTCTCTACTCACGCCTGACCATGACGGTGAAAGTGCTGGAGTCGACTCAGGTGGTGCGCGGTACGGTGGTTCAGTGTCCTGACATGTACGATAACGCGCAGCAAACAGGCTATATCACCGGGCGATCCGGCGACGTGTTTTCGACATCAGAGCGTATCGACTTTTCTCTCGGCGATATGTGGGTGGTGATGACTGACAGTCTCGGCAATTACCGCGGTCGCTGGCGGGCCTATCCGGTAAGCGGCAAGCCAAAAGCATTTCAGGCTGCAGCCGATACCTTCGACCTGGCCATTTATGACCGCAGTACGGTACAAAACCCCAGCCGGTATTTCATCGCTACCGACTCGGAACTCAACTCCACAATCTGGCGCGTCGATAGCGCAAAACCAAACGGTGACGATACTCAAACGCTTTCCCTGACTGAGTATTCAGACTCGATTTATCCGTAACACACAGCAGTAATTACCAACCTTCGCGCACACCATCAGATTCACTTCTGAGGGCTTCGTGCGCCTTTTATAGGGCGACATGCACAATGGCAGAAGTACCGTTACCAACTCCAACCGACAACCCGGTACCCAGCACTGATATCCGGGACGCAGTTTATGCAGGCGCCATGCTGGATAAAGTTGTCACCAGTACAGAGCTGACATACACCGATCGCCTCGGCGGAGAGCACTACACCGTAGACGGAATTAAGGCGGAAGGGGATAAAGTCGTTGAAGAAACGCGACAGAACCTGATCCCTCTTAGCCGGCAGTATATGACCTTAGCGGAAGCGCAAGCGGATATCGCTAATATTCCAGAAGGCAGCAGCACCTATGTGCGTAGCCCGGACAGCAGCGCGCTGGCTGACGAGTACATGAATGTGGCTGGGACGCTGACAGCAACCGGGCGTAGAATGCCTTCTCAAGCGGCCATCCAGGCAGTTCTTGACTATATCTCATCTCTCATTGCTACTGATGATGCTGATTCTCCTTTACTGACAC